TCCACTCCCAAGAGTTTGAGGATAGCGTGATAGGCTCTGTAGGCTCCCGTCCCGTTGGTGGTTATCTCGGTGGATACTCTCTGAATACCATTCATAAGGGACATTATCCCCATCAGCTTTTGAGTGGCGGCTGCTGCGTCCTTGCTCTCCATACCAAAGGAGCTCATAGCGCCCTCTAAGGCTTGCCATCCTCCTACGGCGGTCTGTAACACGCTAACCCCTTGCGTCAGGGCTCGGGTATCGTTGGAGTAGTCCTTGATGGTGGCTTTTGCATCGTCCATCGCATCCTTGAGCATACCCGCCCGCTCTGCCACTTGGAGAAATCCCTCGCTTGTGGGATCTACCCCGTCGGCCAACATCTGAGCCATCTGCATAGTGAGCTCTCGGAGTTCTGCCTTGAGGCTCTGCCCTGCGACTGCATAGTTACCGACATTCCGCTGAAAGTTCCCCATATCAGCGTCGAGGTCTTTCAGGTGAGCGTCGAGCGCCTGCATCTCTTTCTCCAAGGCCTTGCCTTGGGTACCCTTTTTCTCGGCTTCGTTAAGCTGCATATAGGCCTCCCTGAGGCGGTGGAGTTCCTGAGAGAGCTGCTTGTAGCTGCCCTCGGCGGCTTGCATCATCTTGGTCTCATTGTTGAGGACTTTCTGAAGCTCGCTCTTTGCGGTCTTGAGTTCTAACTCACGGCGAAGGTATTCCTCCGTCGAGATGGTGCCCGCCTTCTTCTCGGCCTTGAGCTTCTCCATCTCCTTAGTGAGCCTCGCTAAGGCGGCGATATTCTGCTCATAGGTTCCCAAGGTCTTATTAGCCACGTCGAGGCCTCTCTGCTGCTCGTTATAGGTTTCCCTCTGTGCCTTATTGAGTTTTTCCTGTTCTGCGAGCTGCCGAGAGATCGTGTTAGTGGTATTGGCGATCACTTTCTCCTGCTGCTGTTGGATGGTGGTGAGCCTCTGAGCGGCTTCCCCTGCCCGCTGCATCTGCTTTGTATAGACTTCCTGAATTTTGTCGAGGTCACCCTGTACCTCTACGGGGATCTTCAGGCCTTTGGCAAGTTCTTTACCTACGCTCTCAAAGGTCTTGTAGGTATCTTCCATCGCCCCGTTAAGGGCTTCTAATTGGTCGAGCGCTTCCTGAGCGACCACATCGTTAATTATCGTCTCGTTCATGTCAATATTGCGTTATCAGTTCATAAAATTCTCCGTTGTAGTCGTTCCCCTCGGTGACGAAGCCGAAACGCCCGTCTTCCGTACGGTAGAGGACCTGTGGGCAGTCAAGCATGACCGCCGCTTTCTTGGCGAGGTCACGCTGCTTGGCGTAGTCCCTCTGCCATTGTTCCTGCTGACACCTGCAACTCATAGGCTTTCAACCCAAGCACGAAGCCAGGGCAACAGGAAATTGTGGTTGAAATGCGCCACAGCAGGCTCACTCAACGCGAAGATCTGCGAGCCGTACTTGCGCTCAACGGCGGGACCCTCGTCCCAGCCGAAGGTGAATATCTCAACACCCCGTGTTGTCCCCCTGGCGCTGATGCTGCTGTGGAACGTGCCCACGATGAACAGGTTCGGGGTGTCGGGGTTTCTGGCCGGAAGTCCCAGCCTGTCGCTCGCCTCGGGAGGCGTGATGCGTTGCTTCCAGGCGATATAACGCTCGGGGTGCATGAAACACGACACCCAATGGTCGGCTTCCTCGTCGAAAAAGCCTGCCCTCTTGTCGCGGAAGTACGGGTCATTGCTGTAACTCGGCGACAACGGCGCTCCTCGGCCGTCGATACCCGAATACAGCTGCTCGCGGACCGACATCGTCAACTCATGGCGGTTCTCGTCCATGCACTTCACCACCTCAGGCTCGAAACCCTCCTTGATGAGGCGCACCATCTCTCTCATTTCTGCTATCGTCATATCCTGGAATATAAAAGGGGCACCCCACAACTTGCGGAATGCCCCGATTGATTACTTCTTGCTCTTCTTGGCGGGCTTGCTTTCGGTCTTCCCGAACATCCGCTCATAGACGTCCGCAAGCATCTTTTCGCGGGTCTTCTCGTCGCGGTCCTGCCAGAATGTGCCTTTGTGGTGTTCAATGAACTCCTCCTTGGTCATCTTCGAGCAGGCCTCCTCAACGAAGCATACTCCTTCGTAAAACATAAGCCTTACGATTTAGGCTCGATGCCGTAGATGCCGTTGGTGCAGAGCACGCTGGCCTTCTTCAACGCGGGAGTTGCGTTGCTCTCAACAGTCAACTGCAACACGTTGTTGGTGGCATCGTAGGTAGCGGCAGTGATGCCGTCCATCACGCTTGTAGCGGAAGTTCCGCCCAGCAAAGCACCGTACTTGGCAGTGGCGTCGCCCTTGCCGTAGAACTCGACAACCTTGTAGTTGTTGCCGGTGGAACCCTGCTTCTCCAAGGTCACGGGCATCAGACCGTAGATGGCTGTGAGGGCCTCGAAGTCGAGAGGCACAACGTCCAGACGCATCATGTAGTCCTCAACATCCTGGTACACCACGTTCACGATGAGCTGAGCCTTGTCACTGGCTCCCGCATGGTCATTACCGCTCGGGTAGATGGTCACGGGGATGCCGGCGAGGGTGTCGCTACCGCTAACGCTCAGGCCGTACAGGTTGTTGCGGCCATCGATGAGGTACATGTCCCACACCTTGTTGGCGTTGTTCAGGATCTGCGCACGCAGATAGTGACGGAACGCGTCGAGGGTGAAGGCATCGGTGCGGGCACTCATGCCGTTGTAGGCATTGGGGCCGTAACCGACCTGGCTGACTTGAGCCTCGCCACCGCTGGGCTCCCAGTTGATGATGGCGGGGAAGCCATAGGCGCGGTTGGGGAGGTCAGCATGGCAAGCCGAACGCAGGTTGGCAAGCGAGGTATAGTCCAAAGTGGAACCGTGCTCTACCAGAACCATGCCACGGATTTTGTCGTAGTCAATTTCACAGACCGACTGGCCGCTGAAAAACGACGAAGTCTTGCAATTCCTAATTCTTGACATATTCTCTTACGCAATTTTGATTGTTAACCTTAATTTCGAGGCTGCGCACGTCGATAGCGTCTATCGGCTCGCTCACCTCCTGGCCACTCGGAGTCATCGCACCGTAACGGCCATAATCGAAGTTCTTAGACATCGTATGCGGGACGTATTCAAGCCCGCCATAGTTCCACTCGAACCGACGGTCGCGCAAAAGCACTTCTATCAGCTTCTCGTAGATGGGCAACAGGACGCGCTTGAACGACGTCTCCATACGCTTCTCATTAGACCACTCCTTCCTCGACGAGCACGCGATGATGAGGTTGATTTTCGTGCGGTACTGGTAGTCGCCGCTGTCCACCGTCTGCACATTGGGCGTCTGCAAGGCGATCAGCGGGAACTTGAGCGGCATATTGCTGCCCACACCCCTTGACCGCACGTCGAGAACGTCCTTGATGTACTGCGCCGAGCCGAAGACATAGTTGATATCGATGTCCGCATCGGCCACGGTGGAGCCATCCTCCTTGGTCTTGATGATGGTAACGGCATGGCCCACGGCCTCTACCACGCTGGCGAAAATATCCTCAATCTGGTCCATCGTCAAATATTGAACTGGTTAATGGGAGTTACCATGTTGACGTGATAGAACACCTCATAATTGCTCGTCTCGGCCCACTTCACGAAGCGGCGGTTGATGTCCACCATGTGGTTCCATACCGACACCATGCGCTGACGGGGCGACTGGTTGTCGTTCGCCGACTTGATACGCATCAAGCCCGTCACGGTCATCGTCTGGTTCACGTCGCCCACCATCTTGAAATAGACGTAATGGGCAAACGACTCACGCAGCTTGGAACACAGCAGCTCGGCGGCATCGTTGACGTAGGGTTCCACGGTCTCACCTTCCTGTGCCTCCGCAACAGCCTTTTCATAGGCTTCTACGGCGGCGAGGTGGTCAGTGATCACGTTGGCCACACCGTCTCCGACCATCTTGGACAGGTATTCGCCCTGGTAGTGTTCAATGTAGCCAGTAATGGCCTCCTGAACAGCAGCGGCGTTGTTGTTCAAGTCGTCGGTGTTCCGCGCATTCTCTATAGCCAGCGGACCCGAGTAGAAATATGAGCAATCAATGAGGTTCATCTAATCACTTCTTTTTGGTCGTCTTTTTCTTGGGAGCCTTCGTGTCGGCAGGCGCCTCGGTTACTTCCTTGGCGTCCTCTACGGGGGCTTCCTTGACATCTTCCTTCGGAGCCTCCTTGGAGTCCTCGGTTACTTCCTTGGCGTCCTCTACGGGGGTCTCGGGAGCTTCCTCGGTCATTTCCTTGGTCTCTTCCTCCTCGGGGTTTTCCTCCTCACCGGTAACAGGCACCTCAGGAACTTCGGGTGCAGCTTCCTGCTCGGGAACCTCGGGGACTTCGGGGACAATAGGAGCCTCAGGAACTTCGGGGCAATTCTTCTGAACATCATCCGCAAGAGGGGTTACTTTGAGTTCACCCCTCGCGATGCGGATGCGGTTCTCTTGAAGCACCTTGCCTACGGAACGGCCTTCAATGATGTACTTCATCTTAGGATACCGTTACGACGCAGACGTCGGTGTAAGTGTTCGTGCCGTCGCTGATGCTGGCGGTGATGATGGCAGTGCCTGCGGACTTACCGGTCACAACGCCGTTGGCAACAGTAGCCTTGGTGCTGTCGCTCGAGGTCCAGGTGATGGACGTGCCGAGAGGCTTAACCTGATAGCTCAGTTCCACTGTGTCGCTGCCGCTGGTGTGGCCAACGGATGCGGTGGGCTGAACGTAGATAGCATAGTCGGTCGGCTTGGTGATGGCAGCCTTGAGGGTCTCGAGGTCGCCATAAGCGAATGCCCAAGGATTGTAGATCGGGAAGATAATCTCCTCCTGTGCGATGAGCACTACCTGGTTGGTCAGCTTGGTCTCCACGTCCTCTGCCCACTCAAGGGTCAGGTTGGTGTAGTCCACGAGGGCTGCAGCCAAGGGGCGGAAGTCACCCAAGAGGTACTTGCCGACGGGGATGCCGTCGTACTCGATGATGGGACGGCCTGCGATGTACTTCACACCACCCCTGGTCTCGATGAGGTCAAGGTTGCGACCGAGCGTGTCCTTCTCACTATCAATGATGTTGACGGTGATGGGGTTCAGCACGATTGCGGTGGGATAGTACTGGGCGTACGACATCACGGCAAACGCGGTCTTGATGACGTCACGGCTGTTGGGCTCGTCGATGCTCTGGAAACCGCCGTTGTTGACGGTGAAGGTCATCGAGGACACACCAGTCTCAGTGCCGCTCAAGGTCAGACCCGAGATGAGGATCTGGCGGTCGTTCATCTTGATGACGTCGTGGGTGGCGTTCAGGCCCGTGTTGACAACCGCGTTGGCGAAGGTGATCTTCATGCCGTCGAGGATGTCAGGCTGCGGGTTGGCGAACTCAACCACGATGCCCTGCTGGGCCTCGCTGTTCACGGTGCTCAATGCACTGACGGAATAAACGCTGCCAGCGCTACCGGACACGATGGTGTCGGTGATGATGCTCTCAACGCTCTTGCAGCCGGTCTTCTTGGTGATACCCTCAAGGTTCTCACCGTTGCCGTCACCGAAGAGGATGTTCCAGTCCTCAGCCATGTAGACTGCCTCGGGCAGCATGGCAACGATGTAAGACTGGATGTAGGCACGGCTCTTGAGCATGCGCTTGCTGATGGGCAGGTAGGTACCCAGACGCTTAACGCTAACGTTCTGCTCCTTCACCTTGATGTGCGACTCGCTCAGGCGGCCGTTCTCAGTGGCGTAGCGTGCGTTGCGGTCCATGCTCTCAATCTCGGTGTACGCGAGGTTGGGGAACGCGGGATCACCAGTCAGGCTGGTCAGCAGGTCACGCATGTGCAGACGCTTGGGAGCGTACTTGTTGGCGACGACACCGAGCTGGTCGGTGATGAGGTGGGTACCGGTGTAGTCGTTGGTCATGCTGACAGTTACCAGATCCTTCAACGAGAAACCGCCGAAGGCACCGGACTTGCGGGAATGGCCCTCGCAGAAATCACGGAACTTCTCACTGTCGTACATCTCACCGATCTTCTCGGTGAAACGGTTCATGGCATCAACGGCAGCAGGGCCTTTCTCCTTGGCCTTCTCGATGGTCTCCATCGCCTTCTTGAGCATGTCGCGAAGGTCGTTGTTGTCCTTGACAAGCTGTTCGAACTTCTCGGCATCGTAGCCTTTCAACTTTTCGTTGATGGCATCAAACTGGGACTTCATGGACTCGGGAGTGATGGCCCCCTCCATAGCCTTGTTCACCACGTCACACATGGCGGTAAGGATGTTCTCCATGAAGCTCTTCTGCTCGGCGTCCTTGATGTTGTCAAGGTTGTAGCCGAAATCTTTGATATTAACCTTCTTCATTGAAACAAAAATTAAATGGTTAGTGTTGGTCGATCACTTCGTTGAGGCCCTTGAAGAAAGTGCTGCCAGCGGCTTTCTCTTCCTGCCCACCTTCGCCCTCGGCACGAGTGTCATCTGACGGCTCGTCCTCGGACTTCTCCTTGATGTCGGAAGCGGACTTCTCAAGTACAGTCGATTTGTAAACTCTGGAATAGCAGTGCGGGCAATAGGCGTACTCGGCGATGTCGGTGATGGATTTCTTCACCATCTCCTCGTCAATCTTGCCGTCACACTTGCTCAATACGGGTTCGAGGATGGCAAGCACAGCGGCACGGATTTCGGGCTTCAGCTTGCTCATCTCCTCGCGGACGATGCCTTCACGCAGCCACGACAGGTAGTAATTGGCGCAATCCAATACCTGCTGCTCGAAAGTGTGAATTTCGGCCTCGTCCCACACAAACTCCTGCCCGCAATGGGGACAGGTAACTACTACCGCGCCCTCGAGCGCCTTGTTAAGCATGTCAAGTCTCATTTCGTATTCCTTTAGGCGAGCATCCGAGTACCTCATCTTGAGGGCCTCGCGGATGAACTCGATGTTCTTCCTTACGTCGCCGGGGTTGTCGTTCTTGATGCCAACAAGGAACGTCTGGGGGTTGCTGCCCCACGAGGTCAGCGTGCTGTACTCCCACATCTTCCATTCAAGCACCTTGCGCTTGTCCTTCTCGTCACGCTTGATGGCCTGCACACCGATGGAATGTTCCAAGGTGCGGCCAGCTGCGGCATACAGCTTGTAGTCCTCAAGGGTGTCGCGACCGATCTGCTTGGCGAGGTTGAGCTGGCCAACCATCACGAGGTTGCCGTCCTTCTCCTCACCCTCCAGGGGCACACCGAGCAACTGGGTCACGTCATGGTTGAGGAACCACTTCATGCGACCGATGTTCTCGCTCAGCGTCTTGTTGAACGAACCCGGCATTGAGATGTCGTTTTGGGAGTCAACAACCCCGATGCCGTTCACGGCAACCGTCACGATGCCTTTGGCCTCGTCCAAATCATTCGCCTTCGTCTTGTACAGAAGGCGCTGAAAATTCTCCTTCATCTTCTTTGGGTTTTTGATTGTTAAATGTTCTTACTCTCTCTATCTGGTCGGGTGTCATATCGGTGACGAGCAAGTCGTACATCGGGTCCTCCACCCGCTCATATCCTTGTTGGGCACGCCAGTCGTTAAGCGTGATGATGCCGTTCTCGAACTCAATCTTGCAACGGTCAGCAATGGAGCGGTGAACCTCCTGCTCCTCCTTCTTCCCGGTCTGCAGGCAGTCCACATCAGAGAAGTCGGCGTCGAGGTATAGCCCGTCCTGGTCGAGGCCGAGGAACTGGGTGAACTCAAGACAAAACCGCTGCACCATCGGGATGATGACAGACGAATACACCGCCTTCTCGGCGTTCGCCTGGTTCGCATAGGTGGACTGATCCTTTCGGGGAATAAGCACAGGGGGGATGCCGTAGATGCCTGCGATGATGACCGCATCGGCAAGCGTCTCGTCGAACGGCTGAAGGTCGGTGATACTGAGGTTCGTTCGGACGAAGTTCAGCTTCACGTCGCTGATACCGTAGGGGTACTTGCCGCTATCCAGTCCGTACATCTCGTTGGCCTGGTTGAGGATCTGCTGCTTCTCGTCCTTTGTCAATGCCTTGGAACCCATGTCATCGTGCAGGTCGCTGACGAGCCAGCCGAGACCGCCTCGCTTGACGTAGATGACGTTTCGCGCCTCGTACACGGCAATCAGGTTGCTTATGGCCTTGAGCACAGCCAACAGACGGCTCTTGGCCTTCAAGGGGTCACCAGGTATGAAACCGAGCACATCATCCTTGTCATGGAACACACAACGCGGGTCAATGGGATGCATCATGTTGTTGAGGACGCAATGGCGATAAGCCTTCACAACATCCTCAACATCTGCAATTCCGTAGATATCGTTCACGATACGGTTGTACTCGATATCAACCATCGGTGCCTCAAGTGTCACATAGCGGTCACACCACTTGTACATGGTCTTTGCTCCGGCAAAAGACTCGCTCATCGCTGCCTTGATGTAGGAATTGCCCGTGACGAGCTTGTAGGCGAAGTGTTTGAACAGCGTGCGGTACCACGTCTCGAACGCGTTAGGCTTAACAAGCATGTGGTTGATGATGTCGTTATTCCACACCACCGAGTCATCCTTGTACTTCTTGAGCAGGTATTTCGCACCCGCCGCACGGCTGGCGATGTAGTTCACCGGCCAGGCGACCTCGGGCACCGTGTTGTAGAGCGTGACAAAGTTAGCGTTCGCCACAAACGGCGTCGCGGTGATCTGCTTGGCAAGAAAAGCCAGCCTCTGCTCGGAGGGCAACGGCTCTATGCTTTCACTCTCCACGACAGACGCAGCCACTGCGGGCTCCCCATCAACGGGGGTCGCGCTCTTCTTGCGAAATCCTATGCTTTCGAGAAATCCCATGTGCTTGCGATTGATACAAGCACAAAAGTATTTACAAAAAAAAGCGGTTTTCCAAAAGGGCAAATTCTTGGAAAACCGAATGCGGGGAAAATAGCCTTATTTTTTCGTTATCTTATTGATATATAGACCATTTCAAAGGGCAAATAAAATTCGCTCTCGTTAGGCGATGCGAAGGTTCTTGCGGTTGGCCTCGGTGTTGGGGGCAATTCTCTTGAAGCTCTTGACGAAGGTGCGGTACTTCGAGTTCTCGGTGGCCTCGGTGTGATAGTAGCCAGTCAGCGTGTCCTTGTAGATGAACTTGCGCTCATCCCATGTGCCTCGGTAAGCCTCGACCAGTACAATGTCACCGGTGTTGACCTCGCTGCCACCATAGAACTTGACGGTGTATTGCTTGAATTGCTCCCAAAACTTGTCATAGTCGAAGAGGTCGCTCAAGTCGTTGCCGTCTTCGTCGCTGATGGTCATCTCTTCGATGTCGGTGAGTTCGCCGATTTCCATGTGCCACCCGTATTCTGTTCCGAAGGCGTGGTCGAAAGAGTCATCAATCAGGTTGAGCTCGAAAGTGGCCTTGAAGCAGATGTAGTAGCCCTCGAAGTCCTCGACTTCAATGTAGGTGGAGCACTGGCTCTCTTCGGGATCATCACAGTCGGGGTCAAAATCGTAGTCGCGGATGACGTTGTTGTACAGGTTCGTGTAAAACTCGGGTGATAAACTTGTAGGTTTCATAACTTGTAGGATTTTAATGTTTGACTTCACTTATAGAGTTGCAAATATTCGGCCAAAAGGCCTGTATTTTCTCGCCTTAACGTGGTTTAACTTGTAAGGTTACTTGTAAGGTTACATCCCGTTTCGGATGATGACGCGGGCGAGCCCAGACAATACGGCGCCTGCTCCTGCAACATCTGCCGGCGAGGTTTCGTTGTAGTCCAGGACATCGTTCACGAAACGGCCGTACTCCGCATCATCCAACAGCTCTGGGTCAATATGCACATGCGCCCTGATCCAGTCGCTCGTGGCAGCGATGCGGTTGCGGATATCGCTACCCATGCGCACCACGTCAACATTGCCCAGTGAGGCTCGCAGGTCACGCACCATTGGGAAATACGCCTGAGGGCACTCCACCACATAGCGGTCTGCAGACAGTTCCATCACCGACGACACTATCTCGTCGTTGCCCTTGACCTCACGGCAGCACACGTCGGTGAGGTGCCAGCGGTCGCCGACTTTCCCGGCTCGGCAGCACACGAAACGGCCTCCGATGCTCGGCATGGCATACACCATCGTCGCGGTATAGTCGTACTCGGTGGCAGGGTTGAAGAATTTGAACTCGCTCTTGGAGTAGAGCGAACGCTTGCGACCCATCGAGAACTCGGTGTATTGAGGACGCAGCAGGTCAAAACAGGCATAGCGCAGCGTGTCGGAGCAGTGGCCATGCGGCTCATACGTCAGCTTCGACACGGGATCCTTGACCCTTTGCTTTGCTATCGCCCCGTTCTCATCCTTCTGCACCGCCTGGTAGTCATCAATCGAGGTGACACACCCATCATCAATGCGGATGGAAACACCAGGCACACGGCCATCCCATACGGCATTGATGAACTCGCCAGTCGTGGCCACGCTCGGGTTCTTGTCACAAACGCAATCCTCAACCGCAAAGCCCTCATGCTCCAGCTCGTCAATGACGAGGTCAAAGAATGACCGGTTATTGTCGTCGATGGTGTTGGCGGCCTTACCCGAAGCATCACCATGGAGATAAACCTTTTCAGTGTAGCCGATAGCCCGCAGGTGTTTCGCAATCACCCTCGCTGCCTTCCTGGCACTGTTGTTCGGTGACTCAATCGGCAGCTCTGCGAACTGCGTAACTTGCTGAACATCGTCGGGCTTATACTCTTTTTGGAACATCGTCGCGGTGACGAATGGGAGCACGTTGGAGTCCATGCACAAGTGTATGGGCAAATCTCGG